ATCGCCTTCTGCTCTTAATCTTTCTACTATCGCTGTTGTTTCAGCTGAGAGCTCTGCCATTACGCAACCCCATTCTTTTCGTTTTGTTTCTGTATAAAGTCACTTAACATACCAAAATACAAATCTCTTTCAAAAGGTAATAAATTTTCAATCTCTGTTATCGAATATTTATGGTGCTGAGCCAAACTAAATATCATTTGATAATAATTAGCGAGAGTTATATGACTCAGCACTAGACGAAAAAAGATTTCATTCCTTCTATTACGAATGTTTTTTCATTACCTTCTTTATTTGTATATTTCATTTCATGGCGTAGCTTTGGCATTGTTTCAAAGAAGTTTTGTATTCCCCTGATAACTCCACCTTGAATATTTTCCATAAATTGGTCAACTTCATCACTAGTATAATCTTTAAACTCGTGCACCTCATCTTCTGATGCTATTTTATCTAAACAAGATATTAAAATCATATAGTTTATTAAAGGATCTTCAAGATCCGATTCAGCAATTTTAATAAATTCGTCAATAGATGGATACTTTAGGTATAACATAAAATCATCATTAATTTTTATTTCATTAGTATGACCTTCAGGTGTAAGTAGTTTAATTTCTTCAATGTCCATAGTTAATTCAACCGGTTCATCTGTGTCAGGATCCACGATACCAAACGTGATTGTATTATCAACAGATCTCGATCTTAATAATAAGAAAACGTATTCAAGATCAAACATTGCAAGTTCAGTTATGTCCATATCTATAAGACAGTTATTTACTACTTGTTTTGTCGCAACCATTTCTTGCGAAGGATCTTCATCCTCTTGCGCAATCAGCATAATCTTTTCTTCTTTTACCGTAAAAGGTCTATATTGTATAGTCCGTCCGGTAGATGGAAGTTTTGCTTCAAAAATAGGTAAATCAATTTTTGGTAAAGCCATAATTTATATCTCCATTATCTAAAAAAGTTTGTTATATTATCCCACGAGTTTCTAAATTTTAACAAGCGGTTTGCGGCATCTTGTACACTATTAAATTTCAATCCTTGACCTACTACATTAGCCAAAGAGCCTACTGAATTTAAGAATGATAGTAAACCAGTTCCGCGATTAAATCTTGTGGTTGGAGATCCTTGTACTTCCCCTGTAAATCTAATTTTATCATAAGAAAACGATACAGGCAACGTTGCATAGCTATCGTTGTTTTCCCATGATAAATCTATTTCACCAATTGCAGTTGGAAATGCTCCTTCCAATACTGTTTCATAATAAGTGTTGTTAGTTCCTGTAGGATGCGGGTTATAAAATTTAATTATGATCGTTGCCGCATAATCTTCTCGGTACGCAACCTCAAACGGTAGCATACCATTTACTTCAGCCAATTCACCGCCAGCAGTACTATAATTAACAACGTTCTGAGCCCAAGAATGGAAAAACTTTAATATTTCATGACTTGAGTCAACTAAAAATATTCCATTGACTGGATTATTAGCAATACCTGTTGGCATTTCTCGTGGCAGTTTTGCAGTTACATCGTAAGTGGCCGTGTTAATTGTAATTCCTGGGATAGACATTGTCTTACAGAAAAATGTTAATTGTCTCGGAGTAATTTGGGATGAGTTTCTAGCTCTTCCTTGTATAGTCACTTCGAATAAACCAGCGTGGGATAATCCACCAAATTGGCTCATTGTAGATTTAAATTCTGTGATGTTAAATGCCATCATCTTCCTCTTATAATTTTTCTCGAGTCGGCATAAACTTGACGCTTACTTGCACCGACAAACGCAGGACTTGGTAAAAACAACGCGATGTCCCATTCCGATGGAGCAACATAAGTCAATTTTGTTTTCAATTGTTTGGCGAGATAATGTTTTACTGTTGGCCTAAACTCTTTAAATTTTGCAGTACCATTCAATAAATCATAGCTTGCTCTTAATCGTGTATTTTCATTATATGTTTTATTTGTTGTTATAGTATAAAGTTGATCCATTAATTTTGCTCGTAGTACAGGAGGTAAGTAATGAAAGTTAATTCCTAAAAACCCGCCATCTGCTTTATTTATTGGAAACACGAGGGGAAACCTATCATAATATGGTAATGTTGCTTTATGCTTTGGATCATAACCAAACATATACATATTACCTAGTCTAAACCGGTTTTCGTATCGGTCTGAACCCATTTCTCGTATAACGCGATCTTGTCTTACTCCGCGCATCTGCCCTGCTTGGTTACGATACCAATCGCGTGCTTCCTGTGTCCGTGCCGGTATTTGCCCTTCACGAACTCCTCTCAATAGAATATCATCAAATACTTTTGCTGCCATTTATTTTATCCCTAAATGATCTTCTGTCATAATTACAAATTCCCAACCACGGTCTGCGCAAAAACCACGCGCTGCTTTCCATTTTGCTTCGTTAATACCGTATGTCTTAACCTCATTTATATAACGCCTTGAAACTGCACCCGTTTTGGTTTGATTTTTTTTTCTTGGGTCAGGCGGTCTTGTTTGTGCTTTCGGTTTTATTTCAATCATCACTGTTTTTGTTACTGGTCCAACGCGTTTATTAATAATTACATCTGGAAAATATCTATGTCTTTTTCCGTCAATTGGCGAATAATAAGGTACTATCACTTCTTCAGATTGCCACCAAATAATATCAGGGTGCATGTCCACATATCTAAAGAATTTAAACTCCCACAGCGACCTATAAATAATGTTACTAGGATCACCCTTGTATTTAGCAGGATTTTTAGGCCTAAACCTACCTTTGTGCCCTCTAGTTGTCATATCATCACTCGCATTTCCATATAAATAAGTAATAATATTTATAAGAAAAAGGTAAGCCCATATGCCAATTCAGGACCAAGGTTTAGGCCATAGGCCGCAAACTAAAAAGGCAATGAGTAGTAGCCGCGGCGCAATTGGAAATTTATCTTTCCCTGCAACCGGTTTAGCTCATAGCATCATGTTTGTATTTAAAGAATATTCTTATGAAGGCTTAAATGCTGGTTTTGATTTATTGACAGGATCTATTGGACAAACTGGTAGAGCTCGCGGTAGTTCAATCAAAGGAATATCGTCTATTCAGTTACCGTTTCCGCGGACTTTGACTGATAGTACTGGCGTTGTTATTCAAGGTTTTGAAAGAGATAAAACAACTGAAGCAATTAGCCGTGCTGCGTCGAATTTAATGTCAGGCGGCGCGGCTGGAATGACTATTTCAAATATTCCTGAGCTACTTCAACAAATAGGCGCAGGCGGTTCAAGTCTGTTAACTGGTAGTGGCGACGACAGTGGAAGCGGTGTTGGTAGATTAGTAAAAAGTATCCTAGGAACAGAATTAGGAGATGCGACAACTGGCGCTCAATATCTTTTAAGATCAAAACTTCCAGGAGATATTGGCAGATCTATTGATATTACAACAGGGCAAACTGTTAACCCAAGAGAAACATTATCTTTTGATGGAGTTGAATTACGCACTCATACATTTAACTGGGATTTATATCCTGAAAGTCAAGAAGACTCGCGCTTAATTAAAGAAGTCGTAAACGGATTTAAAAAACAAATATTGCCACACACTCGTGATATTGAAGGAATTCCAAGAGCATTCCTTACTTACCCAGCTACTGTTGATACTTATTTACTAGGAGTTAATCCTGAACACTTTATCAAATTTAAAACATCACTTGTTAGAAGCATTGATGTTGATTATGGCGCAGGAGGTGGTGTAACTATGATGAAAGGCGGCAAGCCTGGAGGAGTTTCATTATCAATTTCAATGCAGGAACTGGAAATCCAAACTGCGGACGAATATGGTGGAACTTACCAAGAAGATCCTGCGGAATTTGTTATACCAAACTCAGGGGCGCAATAAATGAAATACTTTGAAAATTTTCCAGAAGTAGTTTATGACGGTAAGCGAGTTAAAGATATTACTCGGCGAAACCGTTTTGTAAGAGGACTACAAAACAACCCGCTTCTTTATATGCCATACACAGTTGAGGAAGGCGAAAGAGCTGAAGATATTGCAAATTTTTATTATGGCTCAGTAGATTACGTTTGGCTCATCTATATGGCAAATAATATTATAGACCCGTATCATGAATGGCCATTAAACACAATAGAGTTTAACGATATGTTAATTGAAAAATATGCGGAAGCTTCAGGACTTACAGGTCAAGATGTTCTTGATTGGACAAGAACCGATGATACTGAAGATAACATTGTGTATTATTACAGGGAGGTTTAATAAATGGCTGTTGATATTATTAAACTTACACCGGATAGTTTTTTAACAATCTATTTAAGAAGAGAAGACCGTGTTATTTTGCGTACAGAGCAAGGACGTAAAATTGTTATCAAACGCATCATTCCTGAAGAATGGAAAGCATGGCGTATATATGATAACGAAAACGCAATTAATGAAAACAAGCGCGAAATATATCTATTTGATAATAGGTACTTACCACAGTTAACTCGTGAATTTAAGAGTAAGATAAGAATTTAACAAATGGCAGAGTCTTTTAATCCGGCAGGCTACGAAATATCCAGGGCGCTCATAACTACTATGAACGGCACGACTGTTGATATGAAAGAGTTTGTTATAGGTCTTGAAATTTCTCAATCTATTAATTCAAACTATTCTGGCTCTATGACCGTTCTTGAAAATTTGAATTACCTTGAAGGGACTCCTTTACGAGGTGAAGAAAAACTTGACTTAGAAATAGAATTATTTGATACTGGGCAAAAGGTTGAACTAAAACTACAAGTATTTTCAATTTCAAGAGTATCACCAAATAGAATGAACACTGGTACAACATATACGTTATCTTTTATTTCAAGAACAAGTTATGATGGTGGAAATCGCAGAGTAAAAAGTTCCTATAAAAATAAATCAGTGAAGCAAATTGTTCAAGAGGTGTTTGAAGATTATGTTTCTGATTTGGATAAAGCTGATTACTTAGATGAACAAGATAAAACAAGAGTATTAACATTTGGTACTGCCCGGCATAAAATACTTAATGATAGAGATAGAAGTCTTTATATTCAACCGACCGAAGGACTTATTGATATTATTATGCCAAGTATTATGCCTGACGATGCATTTAGATTTTTATCTAAACGAGCAATGAATACTGATACTCCGTCGCATACGTTTAGATGGTTTGAAACAATATATGGTTATTACTTTGTGACTGACGAGTTTTTAATTAAAGAAGCAATTGAAGCTGAAGACAAAGGTAACCTAAAAGAATTGTTTTATGCGCCGAACGCAAGTAACTTACCGGATGATGCGGGCTTATCAATTAATAGAATTAATAATTTTTCAATTGGCGAAAGAGGTACTAACTCTGCAAAATCAATGCTGTCAGGCGCATATAGAGTTAAGACAACAGAATTAGATCTTGTGAACGGAAAGGTTTACGAAAATAGTTGGAAAGTTGAAGATGCGAAATTTATTGATATGTCAGGAAAAACTGTTTCTATTGACAGGTTACCGCATTCACAACAATATATCAATGAAAAATTTACAGATGAAAACGCTCGTGACTTTTTGGTTTTAAAAGATACACAAGGTCCTAACGATAGAGCTACAAGTTTAAGGTCTGACGCAAATAATGGTGAAATAGCAGCAATGCGTACTTTTTACGATCAACATTTAAATTCAACTTCTGTTGGAGTTAGCTTGAGTGGTAGAATTGATTTATCGCCAGGAACCATCCTTAATTTAAATATTCCAGTCTTCGCAGCTACTGATAAAGTTGAAGATAATAACCTCTCAGGAAAGTATATGATTAAATCTTCAAGCCACACATTCAAAGATGGAAAAGCCGGCGCAACTCTCAATTTAATTAAATTTGGGTGGTCATAATGGCAGCTATTGGTATTGATAATCCTTTATTCTTTGTTGGCGTTGTTGAAGATATTGTAGACCCTCGCTTTGAAGGACGTGTAAAAGTTAGAGCGTTTGGAATACA